CTTTGTGCTGCTGCCATGATCGGGGCGGGAGTGCTCTACGGCTTGTGGCACTTCATCAAAATCGTTGCAGCAGCACAAAGCTGAGTCGCAGTGTCGGGCGACCCAGTCGCCCATGTTCAAGGGCGGCAGCCCTCAAGGAGTAGGGCGCATGTCCGCAACAAGCGATATTGACCAGTTCATCGAGGTCTACAACGACCTGGACAAATACCCAACCATCGCCGACGTGGCCAAGGTTCTGGGCATCTCAATCAAGACGGTCCGCAACAAGGCGGGCTTCATTCGATCAACCTTCAAGAACAACCCCGCCGGCCCCAAGCTCGTGAACCGCGCCCCAACGGGCGATGTCCCAATGAGCGAGGACAGCTCCAAATTCATGGAGCACTGGGGTCCGGAAGAGTGTGTCGCGGAACTGCGACGCATTGCCGAGATCGACCCCGAGAAGGTCGTCACCCGCAACTACTTCCGCAACCACAGCGCCATCTCCGAGTCCACCTGGAACCGCTACTTCGGCACCTTCGAAGAGTTCAAGCGCCAGGCCGGCATCAAGCTCTCCCGTCAGCAGCACGCCCACGAGCGTGCAATCGCCAAGCATGCGTCGGTGGATCACTACCGCGCCATGAACATCGAACGAGCCGACTGGGCGGACAAGTACATCCGCGACAACCAGAACCGCTTCAAGACGATCCTGGCCTGCTCGGACCTCCACGACATCGAGATCGACCCGTTCTACCTGCGAGTGCTGATCGACACCGCCGAGCGTGTCCAGCCTGACGTGATCGTCCTGGCCGGCGACATATTTGACCTGCCCGAGTTCGGCAAGTACGGCGTCGATCCGCGTGAGTGGGATGTGGTGGGTCGCATCAAGTTCGCGCATGAGCACATCCTTGCGCCGCTGCGTGACGTGTGCCCCGATGCCCAGATCGACTTCATCGAAGGCAACCATGAGGCGCGACTGCTGCGTCAGCTGGCGGATGCCACGCCGGCGCTGCGCGCAGTGCTCTCAGACCTGCATGGCTTCACGGTCGCAAAGCTCTTGGGCCTTGAGCAGTTCGAGATCAACTACATCGCCAAAGCTGACCTGGCTGCATTTACTAAGCGCGACTTCGAGAAGGAGCTTGCCAGCAACTACAAGGTCTACTTCGACACGGTGCTGTGCCATCACTTCCCGCACGCTCGCTCGATGGGCTTGCCTGGCATTAACGGGCACCACCATCGGCATCAGGTGTGGAGCGAGTTCAATCCCGTCTACGGCGCATACGAGTGGCACCAACTCGGCGCAGGTCACAGGCGGTCGGCTTCATACTGCGAAGGCGAGCGTTGGCACAACGGCTTCGCGCTCATCAACGTAGACACGCACACGCGCTCCACTGCGTTCGACTACATCTCCGTCACCGACTTCGCAGTGGCGGGCGGCAAGTGGTATCACCGTGAGCCGCACGAGGTCGATGCAGCGATCCCACCAAGAATTCGCTGACCTTATATGGGCAGTCACGACTGACTGAGGTATAGTTGTGGCTGCATCACTTGAAAGGCAGCACTCGATGGCAAAAGCAAAAGCCCCAGCCACTTCCAAACGCGCCCCACGGCGCACGAACAAGAGTCAGGGGCCAATCGGCGCCGAATCACAGGAGAGCTTCGAGTTCTTCAACCGCCGAGCGGAGAAGGTCGATCGTTCACCCATCGAGGCGAAGACAGAATCCCAGAAGCGCTACATCGGCGCCATCAAGAACTTCGAGCTGGTGTTTGCCACCGGCCCCGCCGGCACCGGCAAGACCTGGCTGTGCGGCGCACTCGCTGCCCAGGCTCTCGACCAGGGCGTCATCGACAAGATCATCATCACCCGTCCTGCAGTCGAAGCAGGTGAGTCCCTGGGCTTCCTGCCTGGCGAGCTTGAAGACAAGTTTGACCCGTTCCTGCAGCCCTTCCGCGACGTGCTGAACGAACGCCTGGGCAAGAGCTTCGTGGAGTACCTCATCAAGACAGGCCGAATCGAAGCAGCACCGCTTGCCTACATGCGCGGGCGTACGTTCAAGAACGCCTACGTGATCCTCGACGAAGGGCAGAACACCTCCCCGATGCAGATGAAGATGTTTCTCACCCGCATTGGCCAGAACTGCAAGGTCGTCGTCAACGGCGACATGAGTCAGAAGGACATCAGCGGGAAATCGGGACTCGAGGACGCAGTCAACCGACTGTCGTTCATTCCGAGCGTCAAGCACGTTCGCTTCACGAAGGACGACGTGGTTCGCTCCGGTCTGGTGGGTGAGATCGTCAAGGCGTACGACGAGCCGACGATCGACCCTCCACGAATCGGTTGATGCGGGAAGCCTGCGGGAAACTCGCGGGCTTTCTATATATCTTCTTATACTTCGGTCAGTTATGACTGAAACATTCAAGGCGTCGGTTCCCGACATTCCCCGCTACTCCGACTGGTTCGGCTACTTCTACGGGCACGACCTGGACTTCCTGCACGCGGAACTCCTTGCTCTGCAGCACATCGACGACGGCTTGCTCAAAAAAGAGGCAGCTCTGATGCGCTCGAAGTGGTTCGACTATCGTCGGATGCACCCCACCAAAGCCACGTACTTGCTGGCTCACGAATTCAACCGCGCATACCAGGACTGCATGGTCGTCATGAAGGACCGCAGCGGGCGCTACATGCGGGCGTTCAAGGGCATGGACTGCATGCAGGCTCACGAGCGCAAGTCGTTCTGGAGGCTACGGCAGCTGATCGACGGTCTGGGCATGCGCTACGACTTCTTTCTGCGGCATGCGATGGACTGGTACATCTCCAACGGATACCGGCAACCTCCGCGCCCTGCCCACATCGGCGCCAACGCCGACCTCATCACCGATGTGATGCTCGCCTGGGAAGACGAGTGCGCGGCCAAGATTCAGTGGACGCGAGACACGCGCTACAAGGCGGTCAACTTCATCGGGCACATCGACCAGCTCGACTGGGAACGTTGGCTCGTCGAGCAGATCAAGACCAGGCGGCATCCACAGTACGCACTTCATGCCGCGCTCTATGTGGAAGGTTCACTTCGCATCGAGGCGGCAATCCAGGCATTCGAGCAGCGGGTGCTTGACCAGGCAATCGCAGAAGCGGTTCAAAGGTAAGTCAGCCCTGACCTATAATCGAACGGTATCAGCAATCAACAACGGAGAACATATGTCCGAATTTATCAACCAACCCCAGAAGCGATTCAAGAAGCCCAAAGCGGGACCATCCGGCCACGAAGCGTTCTTGAAAGCCCTGGAGACAGCCCAGGCCGTCGTCAGCTTCAAGATGGTCGCCGACGGCTCTGTCATCAAGGGCACCGTGAAGACCGCCGACAAGTTCACCGTGTCGGTGAAGGTGGACAGACCCGATGGCAGCTACCAGACCTACGTCTACTTCAAGCACGCCTTCGAGTGCTTCTGGACCGACCCCGCAGACCAACCGAACAAGGCAGCCTGATGTATGACGGACGCCACCAGTATTGCGGAGTCGTCTACCGCTGAAATGATCGGCCGCGCTTTTGAGGCCGAAACGACACCAACACCCCCTGCAACACCGAGCGAAACCGTGCTGGAAGACAGCACGGGCAAGTTCGACTTCGATAGCGACTTCCAGACTCGAGTCGCTACGCTGGCCTGCCGAAGCATCGACTTCGCGAATCGGGTCGGCCACCTCGTCAAGCCGCAATACTTCGAGGACGCTGGCGTAGCGATTCTGGTCAAGCTGGCCATGAGCTACTACCAGCGCAATCGGGGACTGCCCGACAAGGTCGTCATGGCCGACATTGTCAAGAAGTCCCGCGCCGCGAACATCATCAAGAAGGACGCAATCCCTCTGGTGCAGGAGGCGTTCAAGCGGGTGTACCTGCACGACGATGTGACTGGGCGCGAGTATGTCGAGGAGCGGATCGTCGAGTTCGCACGGCACCAGGCCACCACTGCCGCCATTCTCAAATCGGTGGAGCTCGTCGAGCGCGGCGAGTTCGACAAGGTTGAGAAGTACATCAAGGAGGCGGTCGAGGTCGGCATCAACGAAGACGGCGGCGCATACGACTACTTCTCCAACATCAGTCTTCGCACCTCCGAGCGACTGGATGATGCGTCAGGCACCAGGCCGCCTCGAGGCATCACGACTGGGCATCTGAAGCTCGACGAAATCCTCTACCACCGGGGATGGGGCCGCAAGGAGCTCGCAACCATCATGGGCGGTGCGAAAGCGGGCAAGACCACCGCGCTGATCGGCTTTGCGAAAGCTGCGGCGCTGGCCAAGTTCAACGTACTCTACATCACCCTCGAAGTGAGCGCGAAGATCATCTCCGATCGTCTCGACGCATCCATCAGCGACACGATGATGAAGGAGCTCGGCAAGCACATTCGTGATGTTGAGTCCAAGGTCAGCGCGATGGAGGCCAGCAGCGGTGCGTTCAAGATTCACGAGTTCCCGTCCGGTACGTTCACGCCGAACCAGCTGCGGGCGCTACTGGATCGCTACGAGGCCAAAGGTCTGAAGTTCGATCTGGTCGTCGTGGACTACGCGGACATCATGGCTCCGAACTTCCGCTACAACGATGTGATCGAGAACAGCAAGTCCGTGTACGTGGACCTGCGGGCCATCGCACAGCAGAAGGACGTTGCGATGCTGACGGCCACGCAGACCAACCGCGAGGGCTACAAGGCCACCGTCGCGAAGGCTGAACACGTCGCCGAAGACTTCAACAAGGTGCGGACGGTCGATCTGATGATCTCCATCAACATCACCGACGAGGAGCGATCGAAGGGCGAGGCTCGTCTGTACTTCGCGGCCAGCCGCAACCAGGAGTCGGGCTTCACGCTGTTCATCAAGCAGGACATTGCGAAGATGAAGTTCATCGAATCCATCATTCGGAGAGAGTGATGGATGAGTCGATCGCTCCATACATGCACGGCCACGCCGAGTGTCTGAACTGCGGCCACAAGTGGGTTGCGGTTTGGCCCCTCGGTGCCGAAGCGCTGGAATGTTCTCAGTGCGGCAGCACCGACACCGACAGGGAGGCTGTCGATGAGTCGCAATGAAGAACTCCAGGAAGCGCTCGAAACGATCGACATGGAGTCATGGCTCGATCGTGAGGGCGTCAAGTACAAGGTGACTCGAGGCTCACGTGGCACGCAGCTGAACATCAAGGAGTGCCCCTGCTGCGGCGGTTCGAACTGGAAGGTCTACCTGAACGCCGAGACAGGGCTGGGCAACTGCTTCTCCGGCGATTGCGAGGTCAAGTTCAACAAGTGGAAGTTTATCCAGGCCCACCTGGGTACGGCGACCACCAGGCAAGTGATCGAGCATGTCAAGGAGGTTGCGGCCGAACAGGGCTGGCAGCCTCGGATTCGGCATACGGCGGCCGTCCAGCATGACGCGGAGCTCCATCTACCTGAGAGCTACGAGCTGCCCATTGGCGAGAAGAATCTGAAGTACCTGGAGAATCGCGGCATCACTGGCGAGATTGCTCGGTACTTCCGTCTGCGCTTCTCCAAGCGCGGCGTCTTCGAGTACCTGGACGACTACGGCCGCAAGATGCGTCAGAGCTACGCGGACCGCATCCTCATTCCGATCTACGACATCGACGGCACGTTCGTGTCGTTCCAGGGTCGGGACATCACAGGTACGGCTGACAAAAAGTACCTCTTCCCACCTGGCTTCGCATCGACAGGCTCGTATCTGTACAACGGGCAGAACGCGATCGGCGCCAAGCGCATCGTCGTAGGGGAGGGCGCGTTCGACGTAATGGCGCTCAAGATCGCCCTCGACGGAGATTCGGCGCTTCGAGACGTTGTGCCGGTTGGCAGCTTCGGCAAGCACCTGTCGGAAGGCTCCGAGAACAGCCAGCTCTCCAAGCTCATCAAGCTCAAGGAGCATGGCCTGCGCGAAGTGACATTCATGTGGGACGGCGAGAAGAAAGCGACCCAGGATGCCGTGAAGGCGGCGCTCATGGTGCGCGGCGCAGGTCTTGTGGCCCGTATCGCATTCCTGCCGAAAGACAAAGACCCGAACGAGGTCGCGCCAGAGGTCGTGCGCCAGGCGTTCTGGAAGGCGGAGGTGCTGTCACCTACCACGGCCGCGAAGATCAAGCTGCTCTGTATGGGTCGATGACTTCGCCGTGTTGTGACCCCGCAACTCGGTTTCTACAATTCACTCAACGACGATTTGTCAATGGAAGTTTATGACCACATCACTTACACATAGCGCCACATTTTTGATGCACGAAGGCGGGACAAAGTTCTACGAAGTTGTCCAGCTGTACAACGCCGACGCCAGAAAATTCATCCTCGTCAAGCGATGGGGTAAAGCTGCGGCCAGAGTACGCGGTGGAGAAATCAAGGTCGAGGAGTTCTCGACGGCACAGCGACTCGACGTAGCGGCGGATAAGGTCATTCGCGAGAAGCAGGGCAGGGGCTACAGCGCCACCAAGCCCGATGCGGCAGGCGCTTTGCACACTCGAGGCGGCTTGTCTTTCGCAAGCGAGACAGACTTTGGCAACACTCTGTCGATGCACTACGGCCCGAACGGTACGCGAATCAGGGAAGTGCTCGGACTGAGCTTGGGTGCTGCAAATCCGGACGACGATGATGATGACGAGGTTGTCGTCGAGGAGCCGCAGCCCGAACCCGATCGCGGCGAGACGTGGGGAAGCTGGTGAGCGACTACAAGGAGGTGTTCGACCGACTGCCGCCCCAGATGCAAGAAACCATCCGCATGCACATGATCGGGCAAGTTCAGGGAACCTTGCAGGCGATCGTCGATGACCGCTTTCAAACCCTGCACTCGCGCTATAAACTTCAGTCAGTGCTGAAGCAGATTCTGGATCAGAAACGAGCTTCGGCGATTCGCCCCCTGTGGGGCTCTTGGTAAGGAGTATCCATGTCGATTTTTGACAGTATCGAACAGGCCGTTCGCGACCGACAGTCGATCTACCCGCCCGAGCAGTCGGCGGCGGGCACCAACACATTCACCGTCAAGGGCTGCAAGGCTGTGGGCTACACCCCAGGCTACTGCGTCTGCCTGAACAAGCTCAAGGCGTACGAGCGCGACAAGGCCCTGTCCTCGTATCCCGAGTGCGAGAAGGCAATCAGCGGCAAGTCATGCCCCGCAATCAGCATGCAAACCGAGGAACAGACGGCCGGCAAGGCGCTGTACTACGTCGATCGGGCACTGCTGCGCGAGGAAATGGACAAGCAGTTCGGTCAGGTTACGACCAGCTTCCGGCCCACAAAGGCGGCTCCGACCGTCACAGCACCGGCAGTCAAGAAGCCCGAACCCAAACCTGCTGTCAAATCCGACGACCGTCTCATGGACATGCCCACCGACGGGTATGCCGCAGCGATCAACGCCGCCATCAAAGAGGCGAGCGACCAACCCAACCCCGAGCCGAAGGTCAGTGCGCCGCAACCTTCGACGAAGCCTGTGTCCTTGCTGGACATTGCACGGATGCATGCGGGCACATCTTCAACAAACGGAGCCTAAGTCATGAATGACGAACAAATCACGCCTGAAACCAAGAAGCAGCTGGACGAGCACTTCGACAAGGCCATGCAGGCGTTGGTCGAAACCCAGCGTTCGCTGAACGAGGCCGGCATTGCCCCACCTGCCCTGGCCAGCGCTTTGTGCGCCTCGTACGTCACCTTCGTCGCCGCTCTGATCGCAGCATCGGACCTGCCTCGCGAACTGGTGCTTCGCACGGCAAAAGAGGCCATCGACTCGATGGGGGACTTTGCCATTGAATCGTACGAGCGCATGGTCAAGAAGATCAAGGAAGGCGAAGCGTGAGTTCCGATCTGATCCTCGAGAAAATTGAGGCGATTGCAGCGACCTCCAGCAAGACCGCAAAGGAAGACATGATTCGGGCTTCTGCGGAGCTGGAGGGCTTCCAGGACGTTCTGGAAGCGGCGCTCAACCCCTTCAAGACCTACGGCATCGCCAAACGTCCGGATACGCATCGTTCGGGCGGCAATGGCACGTTCAACAGCGACACCTGGCACCTGCTGGAAAACCTGCGGACCCGCAATCTGACCGGCAACCTGGCACGCGACACGCTCGTCTCCGAAATGTCGCGTCTGACCGCCAAGTCGGCCGAACTGCTGTGGCGCATCGTCAGCAAAGACCTTCGCGCTGGCTTCAGCGAATCGACCGTCAACAAAGCCATCCCTGGCTTGATTCCGACCTTCGACTGCATGCTGGCCCATCCCTTCGAGGCGTCTCGCGTCAAGGGCTGGCCGGTTGTTGCCGAGCCCAAGCTCGACGGCGTGCGCGTTCTGGCGTTTGTGGACATCAGCGAGCTGGCGGTCAAGTTCTTCAGTCGCTCTGGCAAGGAGTTCACGACCTTCGACCACCTGAAAGACC